CTCAATGTCAGAGCTAAAATTTATTACCCCTGCTTTCTTGTCGATTGTAAAATTTGGATTTCGGTTTGCAGTTTCTGTATTAAGGCCAAACCTGCGTCCAATGGTGTAGTCAAAATACCAACAGCCATCCACGCACCAACCCTCACGACCATGGTAAGGACTGCCTTCATTAAGATAAATACTTTTCTTAGTACGCGCGAGACGTTCTTCATCAATCTTTGAATTACTTGGTTTTAAAATGTTTCCGTCTGAATCAAATAATATCTCACCATCATTGTCTTGAAGGTAAGCATCTGCTGACTGAACTTGAATATTTTCCACAAGCGGCATCAACAACCCATCCTTGTACATAGATATACGAACCCAATTAACGTAGTCAGATGGAAGTATGTATCTAAGGTTTGATTCAACATCAAGCTCAAGAACTTTCAGCTCTTTAAAAGCATCGTAGTTAAGCTCCTGAACAGCACGCTTAGCGTGAAATAAAATCTTGTAACGCTCCTCATTGTTCACAAGGCTATGGTTGCCTGTGTGCATCAGCATATAGTTGTTTACTATATCTTCCAACGAAACGTATTGGTAAGAACCCCAATTCTTATCGGTAGGAGCTGCTCCACCATTTTCATAATATTGATACTCAGACAAATATGCCATTACTGTTCACTTATGTTTTGAGCCTGCTCCTGAGCCTGACCAAACTGAACTGCTTGAACCTCTCTGATAGACATCCCGGAATACTGAAGAATTTTGTAAACCAAGGAATATTCATCATCAAGAGGAAGTTCAAAATCCTGATAGTCTGAAGCTGTGCCATCAAAGACAGGCTCATCACCCGTAAGAGTGCTATACGTCCAATTAGGGTCTTTGGGGTATCTGATATACTGAGCAACAACCTGACCGTAATTGACAATGCTTTGAGGATAAATAGTAATCAGCTCGTTTGCCTGTGTGTATGCAGGAAATGTAGTAGACGGCTTAGTAAGCAAACTGTTGTTGAGCATGGTAATGTTTCCATGAGATACCCTGTCAGCCTGCTTCACATAATCAGAGTCATACACCCTGTATGACTTCGGCAAAGATGTAAAGATGTCAGAGCTAAGTCCTAGCGTAAGCTCAGATACGCTAGTCACATAAGCAAAAGTTTCATCGCTAGAGTTAACAACAAGGTCTCCGACTGAAACACCTGACGATACAAAGTTTGCGGTACTATCTCTAAGACTATCAACAACAACAGCAGACGCAGAGCCTGTAGCAAGCTGAGTGGTATAGACCATCAACTTGTTTATCATGTACTCATCATCTCCCGTTGTAGATGGGCTTGGCAAATAAAAATTGCTGTTGAAAGTAGTAACACCCAATGATGTTTTCTTCAAAGCATTGGTCACAGAAAAAGTGTCAATGACTTCAGCAAGTGCTTTTGTTATTTGAGCGTAGTCAGTTCCTGACCTCCGAGCATTCTCCTTATTTACCTGATTGTTATAGCTATAGAAATACTCATCAAATATCTCTAGCTGCGCTTGTTTGGCGTAAAGATTAAAATCAGCAGGAGTAATGTATCCGTAGTTGTTCTTGTTCAGAACAGATAAAACGGTCTGCCTTACGGAATTTATCATAAGACAAAAATACAAAAAAGAAAAGGGGCCTAAGCCCCTTGTAAATTACTCTCCATTCAAATGATGCTCAAGCATTTTCAATGCTTCGATACCATCATCCGTTTTGAAAAACTGAGTGACCATATAGTAAGGGTCTTCACCATAAGGTACATTCAACATCTTCTTCTTATTTGTTGGCGTGCTATACCAAACTTCCTTCTTGTCTTTTCTAAATGAAAGCAATCCCGCATCAAAGAAAATGTGTACCTGAGACTGAGTGTCCATGTCGGGGTCCTCAAGCATATTCAAAAACTCTTGAGGATAGTTGCGAGCATAGATAAGAACATCACGCTTAAGCTCAGACGATGTCATGTTCTGCACGCCATGCTGAAACAATACACGGCCTACAGACTCAAGCTCATCAATTGAAAGCCCTTTAGCTGCAATCAGAGCATCCACCTCAATGTTCATGTTGTCAAGCTCTTCTTTCGCATTACGCTCCAAGTCAAGCTCTTCAAACACAATTCCATTCTGAGGGTGATACGCCAAAAATTCCTGAAGCACAGGATTTGTTTTTGGCACATAAAGATTCCCGTTTTCAAAAGCCACAGGTCTTACAATAGCCTCGCCATCCTGCTCATCTTCAAAAGGAGACTTCTGATTTATAGCATAACGAAGTGGTCGGTTGACATTGTTTTCGTCATCAAACCAAAGGAGAGGGAAAGCTGTAGTGTTGCGAGTAGGGATAATGTAAGACAAAGGAGAAGCTCCATTCAGAAGCCTATATGTCCTGTCTTTAGGGGCAAGTTTCTTTTTCATTTCAATTAAATTTTAGCAAAGATAAAAAAAGGGGGCACTTGTGCCCCCTCTCTTTTTAAATCAACCTCTACTTAGGCTCCGTAACGGAACAGGAAGAAGTTGTTAGCACCCATGGTGCAGACACAACGCTCAGAAAGGAAGTGAACCTGCATAGCATCAATGCTATCGGTTGCAGCACCTCCCGCAGAACCCAATACCCATGACTTGTAACGACGGTCATCGGCTTCGTTAGCGCGATAACGAACGTGCAAGAAGGGACGCTTGGCGTTCTTACCAAGGACTTGGTCATACACAGTGGTTGTTCCGGCAGGGACAAGCATACCTGTAATCTGATTGCTAAGATTATCACCTGTTCCTGTTCCCATGTTACCACGCATGGTTGGGTCGTTCAGGTACTTCCAATCAGACTTATAGAAGTCATAACCGCGACGGAATCCTGTAAAGCCGAGGTTCAGAGCCATGTTCTCGTCATTGTCAAACAGACCGTAAGAAGTTCCTCCTGCTCCGTAAGAGTTCTGAGCAGCAAGCATATCATCCATCGCAAAAGAGAACTCGCGATTCATAAAGATGACATTCTCTTCAATAGCACCCTGCTTATCCAAACGCTGAATAACAGTGTCAAAGTCTGAAAGAGTGGTAGGATTACCTGCTCCCCAAACATTGCCATCAAGGTTTACTTCGTAGAAAACACCCTTTGTTCCTCCATCTACTCCAACTACATCTTCAGCAGCAGAGCTTGCTTCAGCAGGAACAGCCTCAAGCATTGCAGTCTCGAGGTAGTCGTCGAAACGAAGACGAGTCTCATGCTCAGCCTTCAGGTACCACAGATATCCTGAAGCACCATTCTCGGTAGTCACCTCAATCCAACCAATCTGAGCCATATCAGAACCTGAGATTTCATAGTAATCCTTCAAGATGATAGGCTTATTGTCCTTGATGACAGGCTCAGGCTGAACTGCTGTAGTCATACCCACAGTTCCTTTCTTGAACTCGGAACCATAAATCATCATGCTCCACTTGTTCGCAGTACCTCCTGTATTGGACCACTTACTTGTTCCGTACCACTTTACATCAAACGTGCTTGTTCCAACAGCAGTAACAATTCCCTTGTCCCCATTAACACCTGTTGCTGCAACATTTGGAGTCATCATCACAGTCTGACCTACGCGAACTCCTACTGAAGTAACATCTGAATCATTGACAGTAAACTGAACAGCAGCAACATTATCAGTAGTTAATGTGGCAGTAGTAACATCAGTATACTTAATGTGCAAGCGACCTTGCTCAGACCATTTGATTTGGTCGGACATAGAAGGAAGCTCAGCACCCACCATACGCAGGAAAGAAGATACAGAGCGATTTCCATAACGCTCAAATTCTTTCTCATAAGTATCAGGGAGATACTGAGAAGTAAAATCAAAACTTGTCAAGTAGTTTGTTGACAAAGCCTGTTGTACAGCCGATGGCTGCAAATCAAAACCGGGAGTGGATAGTACACTCATTTTTTCAAAAGTTTAAAGTTTCTAACTATTTCTTGGCTTGCGAATTTTAAGTCCTCGCGAAGACTCAGGGTTTACGGCCCTGATTTTCATTCCCCCCTTTCCTACACCAACTTCAGGAGCCTTGCGTTCAGACATCTCAATGTTTTTCATCTTACGCATAGTTCCATCAGCAGCATCCGACTGTCCCTGCTCATAAAAAAACTGAGCAAACTTCTCGGGGTTCATAGCTACAGCCAACGCTCTGTGATATCCTTTAGAATCCGAAACCATTCCCTTGTCATCCAAATACTTTGCAATAAATGTAGATGGGTCTAGCTGCGACTTCTTAATTTCTTCAGCAGAGCCGGGAGAAAAAGTCAAGCTCTTGTCTGCGCCTACCTTAAATTCAAAACCTTTGAACTCAGGCCCAAACAGCTCATTGGTCTTTTGTAAAAACCAATCTTGCTTGCGAGCATTTTCTTCTTCAATCGTCTTTGACTGCTCAACATATTGCTTATACGCTTCGTACTGCTCTTTGTCCGCAGGGTCAACCTCTACACCCCTCGACTCGAGGGGAGCTTTGTATTTCTCCTGTTGTTCGGCAAAGTATTTCCTAGCCTTAGCAACAGCTTTCTTTTTAGCAAGCTTAGCCTTTTGAATATCGTCGTCGTCATCGAGGTCTTCGTCATACGAATAATCTGACATCAGATAATCAATATCAGAAGCATCAATTCCTTCTTCGGTAGCCAAAAGGTAATCTCGCAATATAGTGTCAGGCTCTACGGAGTCAATATCTCTTTGAACTTTCAAAAAGTCTTGAATCCCTCTGCCTGTCTCTTTCTTGTATTTCAGAAAAGCAGAGACATCTTCAGGAAGCTCTTCATTTTCCTGACGAGTCTGCACAAGCTCATCAAATGAACTTATCTTTCTGTCATACCTTTTCCCTAAATATTCAAGAACGCTTTCATCAGTAAGCTCAATGGTTGGGCTTGGAGTTTCTTCTACTTCTTGAGGGGGCTCTTCACTAGTTTCGGCTTCATGCTCAGCCTGTACTTTTTCAATAGCTTTTTCCTCAAGTTCAGCAGCAGATTTATTACCTGCTCCATCCACTTCTTTTACTGATGTGATTTTCATTTGATTAGATTTAAGTACAAAGGTAGTTTATCTTGGCGAAAACTCTGCAAGGTCAAAGCCATCTAAACTATCCTCATTAGATTCAAAGTTGATTGGAGGTAGATTGCTCTTTCTTTGCTCAATAAGTTTAGACTGCTCGCTGTTCTGCTGACTAATCCTATCAGCCTTAGCGTCCTCTCTCGCTTGCTCTCTATCACTAAGAGCCTTGCCCTGCATATCAGCCAAGCGAACATTGTAGTTAAACTCTTCAGCCATCAAAGCTCTCTTAAGCTGAGCTTCATTATTCATCTTCTCAATTTCAAAAGCAATCTCAGCCTGCTTGACTTTCATCTTAGACATGGTCTCTGCCTCAATCTTCTGCATAGCTGTCTGTGCTGCCATTTGCTGAGATTGTATCTGTTGCTGAGACTGCATAGCTTGCTTCTGCATAAGCATCTTTTCCTCCTGCTCCTGCTTTTTAATTCGCTTAACCTTCAGCAGTTGATTTGCAAGCTTGGTATTCTTCAGCTCTCGAATGTCGATAGCATCTTCAAGATTGATGTCACCTTTCGATAGAGCCATTTGAATATTGGCTTCGAGCTGAGCTTTCTGCTCTTCGTCCGGAGCCACTTCCAAGAAGATTCCAAAATCGTAGATATAGAGGTCTTTAATCTCATTAAGAATCGAAACATTGTACTTTCCAACTTGATTAGTAAACTGTTCTTTAAAGTCTGAATATTCTAGCAAGTCTGCAATTCTGTATGTAAGAGCTTCAGAAACTCTCTTGAACATATACAGCGTGCCATCGAGAATATGTCTTGTCGCTACATTTGAGTTAAGAGCAGCAAGCTTTTGCAATCCAACCAACGACCTCGGGTCGGGGTCTGAGCCATCACGCGCTTCATTAAGACCTGTGACTGTCCGTATCATATTCAGGTAGTGATTGTAGTTAGCAATCAACATCTGAGTTTTTGAAGCTCCTGAGTTTTTGCTCAGCTCTTGTATTGGTACTCGCGCCTGATTGTATTCCCCATCCTGAGTATAGCTTCGACCAATCACACTACCTGTTTGGAAGTACAACCTCAAAGCATCTTCAGGATTGTACGCGCCTCCATCACCAAGGTCAACTTCATTTAGTCCATCAGCATCAATAAAAACACCATCGGGTACGGTTCGAGATATGACCTGCTGTAGCTTCAGGTGCGTAAGCTGAATCAAATCAGCAAACGGAATCATCCTGCGAACAAGACTTTCAATGCTACCCTTGTACATACGAGGAGCGCAGGCAACATAGTTGGGCAAAGCGTGCTGAGAAGCTGAGTCAGGACGAACCATGTTCTTCATCATCTCCCACTTCAACATGATGTTTGTACCCATGACCATAACGCCATCGTACCAAACCTCAATCTTTTTCTCTACCTTTTCAAAACGACCTTCCTCCATCATTTCTTGCGGAGGATTAAATTGGTCGTCCTTCTCAATCATCTTTACATTCCCGCTGTCTGTAATCTTTTTCTTGTAAACCACATTCTTGGTGGTTTTATAGTTAAAGTACAAGAGGGTGCAAGTATCTCTGAAAAACATATCATCCTCGTAGTATTGAGATACATTGTAGTAATCATACCACGACTGACTGTACTTAGATATCTC